GAACTACCAACATAAAAATTCATCAGTGTCTCAGTTATATATGGTTGGTCAGCACCCTCATTCATAATGAGTGCTTGTTCTCTTGTGATACTAAAGTGGGTTGTTCCATATCCCTGTGTGGTGGGATTTGTTGTGAAATTCAATGCAAGGTCAAGGTTAGTATTATCATCATCAGGATTAAATTGACAGGCAATCCTCACAATAACAGTTGAACCATCATCTAAACCAGCAAGTGAGAATTCTGTTTGACCTGTACCAATAGTTGCACCAGAACCAACCCAAGGATCATTATTATTAGCATCAAGCATCTTCTGAGGCATGAAGTCAACCTTGTTTGTTCTGACTGATGGTTGAATCAAAACAAATTGATCAGCAGGAAGAGTTTGAATTGTGTTTGCTACACCAGTAGTGTAATAATTAGTGCTATATCTATAGTAACCTTGATGCTGATCATTGAAGTATGTTGTTAGTCCAACAGAACTTACACCAACATATTCAGAACCATTATGCTGAAGTATCTGACCAGAGGTTCCAGAAAAACTAGCAGCACCTCCACCAGTAGCACCTACAAATTTCCCTGATGAAGCATCATACTTGAGGAACTTACCATCAACCTTAGCAGTTGATCTATCTACATCATCTAAGAACTCAAGTCTCACTTCACCTCCACCACCAAGTGTAGCAAGTTGTTGTTGAATTCTATTCAAGAACAACCTGTAATGATTAGACAGATCATCCAATGTAGCAAAGTTCTGATCTAATGGAGTCAGAGGATCTGTATTGTTCTCTGAAGGAGGTACAACCAGGATGCTTTCTTTCAGACCTGCAATCTTCTTATTCAGTTTGTTCTCAAGTACCTCAACAAGATTTTTTACACTCTGGATAGATTGATTTACATCTTCAATCTGCTCATCATAATATTTCACCTCTGGAAGACTGCCTATTTCCTCTACAAGGTGCTTATAGTATTCATTTAGTTTATCAATTTGACCACCAGTCTTGGTGTTAGATTCTTTGATTGAATCCTCAATCTTTACTTTTAATTTTTTATACTGTTCACCAATCTCCTTCTTTAGATTTTTATCATCTTGCTTGTACTCCCTATTAAGTGCCCAGATTTTTAAGGATGTCTCTCTTAATTCCTGATAGATTTTATCCTTAGTCTCTACTATGGTGGTCTTTAAAGTTTCTTCAGTGTCATCAACCCTTTTATCTAATCTGTTGAAATCAACCTTGTTTTCAAAAGTTTTAGTTTCAATTGACTCTGAGATATCATTAATCTCTAGATCAAGTTTACCTCTCAGTGCTGCAAGAGAAGAATTGAGTGTCTCAAAATCAGAGTCAATTGCATTAAATGAATTACCAATCCATCTAAAATCAGGGATGTCTCTATCCTTGACATCCTGGATTGATTCTTTCAGTTCATCAATCTGAGCATCATAATACTTTACCTCAGGAACCACAGGTATTGATTCTCTCAGTTCCTGAATCTCATCATCATAATATTTTACCTCTGGTATCACAGGAGGTTCAGGTACAACTGGAATCTCTTTTCTTACTTCTTCAATAAGTTGTACCAATTCATACAACTCTTTATCATATGACTTTACTTCTGGAATACTATTTCTCACAGACTCAATGAGACTTATAATAATGTCTGTTGAATTATCACGTTCTTCTTCAACAGGAGTTTCAACAATCACCTCTTCCTTTATCTCAACAAAATCATTGAGTGAGGGTAATTGTTCTCCTGAATATTCTTGCACAGATGGAAGGGTTTCTCTATCCTCCAAAAAACTGTTAATAGATGGTAAGTCCTCAGACATTATAAAGGAGTCTTTTTAGTATTTATTGAAGTCCAAGATGTAGGATTTGAACCTACGACTTCTGCTTCCCAAAAGCAGCGCTCTACCAAACTGAGCTAATCCTGGAAACGGAAAGGGTGGGATTTGAACCCACGGATGCTCTCACATCGTCAGTTTTCAAGACTGATGCAATCAACCACTCTGCCACCTTTCCTATTTAACTTCAAAGTCCAACTTACGAACTTTGCGTTTTCTTCTCTCCTCCTGATACATCAGGTCTTGATTAGATAGAACCTTTTTAGATTCCTTAGTTGAGTTTACCATAACAACTTTATTCAAGTCTTTGGCACTTATTTTGTTATCCACAATACTCATTTGATTGGGACAACCACAGAACTGAATTTTGCTAGTGCTTGTCAATTCTGTTCTGCATTCTTTGCATCTTACAGTAATCATTGTTCATGTTGAATGTATGACATGGGAGATACTGGGATTGAACCAGTGACATCTTCCTTGTAAGGGAAGCGCTCTACCGCTGAGCTAATCTCCCATAATCATCCTCAATCCTTACAATATCATCCTCAGAGCATTGACCTCTTTGGACTTCTATAAAGGTAAGTCCATCTAATCCAGCACTTGCTCTATGAAGATCTTTTGGAAAGATGTGAAAGACATCACCAGGAATACAGGATTTAACCTTTTCCTTTGTTTGACCTTTCAATGTAATAATACCAGATCCCTCAACAATTGTCCAATATTCAAACCTATGATTGTGATATTGTAATGAAAATTGTTGATCAGGATTTAAGATGATTCTCTTAACTTTGTATGTTGGTTCATCTAGTAGGACCTCATAAGATCCCCATGGTTTTTCTACTAACATATTAAGTTTTGATTTCCCTTATTTAGAGGGAAGCCATTCACAGGACTTGAACCTGCGACCTGAGCTTTACAAAAGCCCTGCTCTACCAACTGAGCTAGAATGGCATACTCCCCCACTTGGACTTGAACCAAGAACCCCAGAGTTAACAGCTCCGTGCTCTGCCATTGAGCTACAGGGGAATGTGGGCAGAAGGATTCCATTATACCTTCAACAGAGGGGTCTCACTAATGTTTAACTTCCTCTGAACTTTCAGGACCCTTGGTATGGGTTCTCATGCCTCTTGTCTCCAAGTCACATGGCGGCTACCACAGCCTTCCCTACTATACAATGTTGGGTGCTTGACCACACCAACTATTCTGTCATGCCCTATGGAGATGATCAGTCCCCAACGACTCAGGTAGGATTTGAACCTACGACCGACTGCTTAGAAGGCAGTTGCTCTATCCAGCTGAGCTACTGAGTCAATTCAACCCTTTTATTATAGAGGAGGGTCAAACCTCTGTCAATTGTTCAATCTCTGAACTGTCCCATCCCATTACCTGATGTCCAACCACCTGGACCCTCATGATACTGCTCTGAACCACCACCAAATGTTTCAGGAGGGTTTAGAGCAAGGGTTGTAGCAACATTCTTGGTTGCCATCTCATACATCAACTGATGGATGTTTTCTGGTTCCTTTGAAGTCACAGTGTCCTCTGTCCCCTTGACCTCTTCATTATAGACCATCTCTGCTTCCCTAGCAAGGGTCTTGGACGATTTGACTGCTGGTCCAAACCAGGGGTCATCCTCCAGCACATCAGGTGCTGGTACACCTACATATGGTTTCTTGATAGAATTCATAATTTTGTTATATAACATTTCTACAGTAATCATGCAGGTTGATGTAGTTTGAGTTTATTTAGGTATTGAATAGCAAAGTGAGTTCTGTTTCCATGGATTCCCCAACCTAACCACCCATAAGCAGCATTCATATATGTGCTAATGGATTGATTTGGTGTCTTGAATACAGTAACAGCTTTCTTCCATTGAATCTCTTCTACCATGTATCTAAGTTGACCATCAAGAGTGCTGGGATCACATTTATACTTTGTACAGAACTTACCTAAACCATAGTATCTATTTGGTGTGGTCCATTGAATGATACCATACCCACCAGAGAAGCACTTGTTGTAAGCAACTCTTGCTCCTCCCTCACAGATATTAGCATGGAAACCAGACTCCTGTCTAATGTTTCCCATAACAGTAGCAAGAGCATACTTATCTTTGATTCCTCTACCTTGTAGGAATTCAACAGTTCTTACTTCTGCTGCTGTGCATCCATTACAAACATAATGGGGAGCAGGGGGCATGTCATACATCATAGTCAAAATAGTCTTTCCTAAAATATCTTCCAAGGATGTTGCTATTGTAATAGGCAGGTGTCCCATCAGTCAAGCTTTGAGACAGAACTTCATTCAGGAACAATTGTTTTGTCTCTTCAAAGTTTGTTTTACCCTTGGTTTCATGTAAAGATAATATCTCTCTTTTGAAATTTTCTTTACCAAACTTTTTTATGTCCTCTTTTAGTTCTGGACATGATCCATAATACCGCTTCCAATCACTCTCTTGTTTGACTTTTCTCTTCTTTCCTTTTGGTTTTCTAAAAGACCAAAAATACTTTCTCCCAATGTATTGTCGTTGGTTTGACTTATTGGTAATGAGATACACAAAGCCAAAAAAGTCATGAACATCGTCACTAGTAAAAGGTCTCTCCATAAGAGTCCATGGATTTTCATAATCACACACATTAATCAATCATGGTGATTTTATTTATTCTTCATGAAACCACCAATTGTCTTCTATCTTTGCCTGTCTAGTTCTCCTTTCAGCAATCATATGAGATCCACACAGAAAATCATTCCAATCTCCTGAATAAAAGTCACCCTCATCTAGAGGGAAGTTTATCCAGTCATCATAGAGGAAATCTGTGTGGATCATATTTACCTCACAATTGGAATCCAGAGAATGTATCCTTCTTCACATCTTGCTTGATACCACCAACAACATAGGACTCAACCTCTGTCTCTTGTGGAGCAACCTGGAGACCCTTAGAAGAGATCCAGTGTTGTGTCCAAGGCAGTGGATTGTTCTTTGCTGCAATATCATATACAGGTTTCAAACCAATTGCTTTCATTCTACGATTAGCAATCCATTCAACATATTGCTTCAGAAGAGTATCATTCAAACCAATCATAGATCCATCTTTGAAGAGATAGTCTGCCCATCTCTTTTCTTCATTGACTGCTCTATCAAACATAGCATAGACCCACTCTTCCTCCTCCTTAGCAATCTGTGCCATCTCAGGATCATCTCCTGATCTCCACTTGTTCAGAATGTTCTGAGTGATTGCTAGGTGTTGGTTTTCATCTCTTGCAATAAGAGAGATGATCTTAGCTGATCCTTCCATAAGCTTAAGTTCACCAAAGGCGAAACTACAAGCAAAACTAACGTAGAACCTAATACCCTCAAGAATGTTAACATTAGCAACTGCTCTGTAGAGTTTGCGTTTGACATCTTTGATTTCCCATTGTGATGTTGGTGAATCTCTGAAATCACTCTGCCACATACTCCCAGTGCCCCAGGTTTGAGCACTGTTGATAAAATCATTGTATGATTCAGTTACACTCTCTGCTCTCTCTAGTATTCTTTTGTCTGTAACAATCTTATCCAGAACTTCACATGGATCAGAATATACATTCTTGATGATGTATGTGTATGAGCGACTATGGATCATCTCCATAAATCCCCAGACCTCCATACATGCCTCTAACTCAGGTAAGCTGCAGTAAGGAATAAAAGCCATCCCAGGACCACGCCCTTGAATGGAGTCAAGCATAATCTGGTACTTGAGGTTAGAGGTATAGATATGCTTTTGTTCTGGACGAAGCGAATGATAATCCCCACGATCTTTTTGTAATGAAACTTCCTCTGGTCTCCAGAAGTATCCAAGTTGTTGAGTAGTTAATTTCTCAAAAACTGGATACTTATATGAATCATATCTTTGAACTCCCAATGGTTTCCCAAAAAACATTGGTTGCTTTTTTGTGTCTACGTGTTCAGAATTGAACACAGTCATACCCTCAATTTTCTTCTTCACTGGGTCTACTGAGGAAACTTTAAACTGCACAGGATTCACACTCTCCCTCCTCTATTGAACTTAATTCTTGGACCAAATCATCTAGTTTACTGGACTTCTCATCATCAACCACCTCATCTGTTTTAATGTCGTAAGTGTTCTGATAATAAGAAGTCTTCCATCCATACTTATATGTATTCAAAAAGTCTTGTGCCATGATGGACACTGGGACCTCATTATTAGGATAATTCTCTGGATTGTAGCTCCAGTTACCAGAAATTGCTTGGTCAAAGAATTTTTGCATTACAGATACCACATTAATGTATCCAGCATTACTCTTCATTTCCCAGAGTAGTGTGTAATTGTTTTTAAGCGTTTGATAAGACGGGACAACCTGCTTAAGGGGTCCTTTCTTACTCTTCTTAATGGACAAATAGTCTCTAGGTGGTTCAATTCCATTTGTTGCGTTTGACACAACGGAACTGCTCTCTGATGGCATCTGAGCAGACAGTGTTGAGTGCCTAAGACCATAGGTGCTGATAGATGCTCTAAGACCTTCCCAATCATGTCCAAGCTCCTGTGTAGTAATCTCATCAACATCCTTCTTGTACGTGTCGATAGGAAGGATCCCATCAGCGTACTTAGTTCTACCAAAGTACTCACAGTGTCCCTTTTCTTTGGCAATTTCATTTGATGACTTCAACAGATAATATTGGAAAGATTCAGACAGTCCATGTACTGCATCCCATGCATCCTGAGACTCATAACTGAATCCAAGTTTAGCAAGGTAATGAGCTAGACCAATGAAACCAATTCCAAGGGACCTACGTGCCTTTGTAGCAACCTCTGCAACTCTAACAGGATACTCCTGATAGTCAATCAATTCTTCCAGTCCTCTGACTGCTAAATCACACAAGTCCTCCAGTTCCTCATCATTCTTGATCTTGCCTACATTGACTGCTGAGAGAATACACAGAGCAATCTCACCAGGCATTTCCTCATCAATATGATTCAATGGTTCTGTGGGAAGAGTAATTTCCTGACACAGATTAGACATGTTGACCTTATCCTTGAAAGAGGAGTGACTGTTACAGTGATCAATGTTCATAATGTAAAGACGACCAGTCTCTGCTCTCTCTTTCAGAATGTCCAGAATAAGCTCCTGGGCACCAACTGCCTTTTGAGGCACATCTGGATCACCCTCGTAAGCTCTGTATAGATCATCAAATCCAGGAGTACCAAAAGCATCATACAAACCTGGAACATCGTGAGGTGAGAAGAGTGTGATGTGTTGATTGTTGATAAATCTTTCATAGAAGAGTTTTGAGATTTGGATTGAATAATCAAGTTTCCTTACTCTGTTATCCTCTGTGCCTTTGTTGTTCTTAAGAACAATGATATCTCTTATTTCTTGGTGCCAGATAGGAAAGTGAACTGTAGCAGAACCACCTCTGATACCGTTTTGTGTACAGCATCTGACAGTTGACTCAAACTTTTTAAGGAAGGGGACAACACCTGTGTGCTGTACCTCCCCACCTCTGATTTTGCTGTTGATACCACGGATTCTGCCTGCATTGATACCAATCCCAGCCCTTTGTGCAACATATTTGCCAATAGCCATGTCGCTGCTAAAGATACTATCGAGGGTGTCATCAACATCAACGAGAACACAAGATGCAAATTGACGCAGGGGTGTTCTGACTCCTGCCATGATGGGTGTGGGGATGTTGAGTTTGTGTCTGGAGATTGCATCGTAGTACCTCTTGACATAGGACAATCTCTTTTCTTTTGGATAGTCCTGGAAAATGGTCATCGCAATCAAGATATACATGAATTGCGGAGTCTCAAAGACCTTCCCAGAACTTCTGTCCTGTACAAGATATTTATCCACAACCTGTCTTAATCCAGCATATGTAAACAAATAGTCACGATCATGATCAATGAAGTTTTCAATCTTCATCATATCTTCTAGAGAATACTTTGTGAAGAGTCCTTTATCATACACTCCCTCATATGCCTTCTCTGTGAAGTGATCAATCAGATCTGGTGTCTCATGCATCTTGCCATACATCTGCTTTCTAACAGCAAAGAGAAGGAGTCTGGCAGCAACAAATTGATAGTTAGGATGATCTAGGTCAATCAGATCAGAAGCACTCTTAATGAGGATTTCCTGGATCTCTGCAGTGGTAATTCCATCATAAAATTGAATACCAGAAGTCATCTCCACTTGACTAGCAGAGACCCCTGCAAGACCCTTACATGCCTCTGCAACCATCAGATGCATCTTCTCTAGGTCAAGAGATTCAATATTACCATCTCTCTTTTTAACTTTAATACCATTACTCATATCTTTTTCCAGGTGTTAAATTTAAGTTTTGCTTCTAAACCAGAATATGTGTTTGATTCTACTACTTTCTTTACATCATGTCCAGAAAGGACCATATCATTTATGTCTTTGTCTCTGATGTTGTTTGGCCAGATGACGACTTTGTGCCCTCTAGCAATACTGTCCCCAATTCTTCTGACAATTTCTTTATTGCGGGGCTCATTATCATATACAAAAATGAGATCGCTTCCCTCAAGACAACCCACATCACCGTCACTACCACACAAAGCCACACTATTGTTGAGGAAAGTGCTGTCAAAGGGTCCTTCAACCACATAGATTGGTAATTCTTTATTGATTGAGTCAAGTCCATAAATCTTAGGTTGGTCTTCATCCAACATAATGGTTAAGTATTTAATAGGGTTAGTAGAGAGTGCTCTTCCCTGAATCCCTATAAGTTTGCTATCCCTAACAAGAGGAATGATGATCCTTTGTTCACCATATTTAACATCATCAAATGTTCCTGGTTTGATGGTATTAGCAAAATATTTGAAATTCTCTGCGTAGAAAAAACTTCCTGAAAAGATTGCTCTTGTTTCAAGATACTTTTTGGATATTCCTACACTAAAAGCGCTAGGCAGATCAATAGAAACTTTTTGTTTAAAGTTGGGTTTAGAACTATCCAACTTTTTGAATATCTCTTCAGGAGCTTCAGTAGTAAAATTCTTTCCTGATTTACCTTCTTTGAATTTTTCAAAGACATAATGCTTATGAGTCTCTGGATCAATTTCTTTTAAGAAGTTACTGAAAGACATACTTACACCACAGTTGTGACACTTATAGTTAGTGTTAGTCTTCACTCTATATAGAAATCCCCTAGCCTTATTCTTGTTCTTCTGTGAGTCACCACAAATAGGACATCTAAAATTGTACAGATGTGGTTTAACTTTTTTGAATTTAGATAATCTAGAAGACAACAAACTGATGTATTTTACATCAATGAAGTCCATGCATCACTTGGTATAACTCTCTCTATTGTAGATGTTTGAGGGGTCTCTGTCAAGAATCTTGGAACAACAGCAGCAATCCTGAGTCCAATAGTGATAACTGCCATCCCACCAACAGCCATCCAGACTCTCTTCTCTAGTCCACGTATTCTTTGCAGTACGATGTCATGATCCCCGTCCATTTTATCACGGAGTTTGTCAATCTTAGCAAACAATATGTTGTCACTTTCTTCTTGTTTTGAGATACGCTCTTCATGAACAGCAAGCATTCTGCTAACTGTAGTATTTACCTCACTTAATTTTTCAATAGCAGCATCAATTCTTAAAACAATTGGTTTTAAGTCTTCTATCTTTTGTTCTAATACTGCCAGCTTAACTTGATCTTCCATGAGGTTTGAAGTACGGATTGAAGTCTAATGCCTTCTTCTTTGCTTTTCTCTCCTTTCTCTTCTGTTGTCTATCCATTAAATCCTTTATTGCCTTTCTTACAAACTTATTTCTACCATCTAATTTAAGGGTGGAATCGTAACCAGCAGTAGGACCAGCAGCAGGGGAGGAGCCACTAAATCCACCAGATCCCCCAGGAGGATTTGCCACCATGCCTTCCTCATTGACACCAAATTCATTATACATTGCATTACGAAAAGCATTTATAACCCTATCAAGTTTGTCTTTATCCATCTGTTATCCTGCAAAGTTCCTTGTAACAGTTTTCATCAATTTCAATATCATGAATATATGTTCTAGGTCTGTCTGGCAGTCTATCCAAAAATATGATGAATGTTTTCACTATTTCCCAGAGACTATGATCAATTTTATAGAACAACATTGGTGTTGCTGCATCCCCAAATACATTATAAAGAATTATAAAATGATTAATCAAAAGTTGTGACTTAAGTTCTCCACCAAGTTTATACCTTTTGATCAATCTTTTGATGTATCTAAAGTGATTCAAGTCTTTTTCAAAATCCTCTCTTGTTAGAGCCTGAGAATTCCTATAATTTTTAATAGCAAAGAGGATAAAATTACCCTCATTCAATTCATCAAATCTCATGTATCTCTATCAATTATTCTGCTGTTGGGTAATCAATTCCACCTGTTGTGATGCCAGACATTGCAACAAGAGTCTCCTTCTTCACTCTCAGATTTCCAAGATTGTCAAGATAGGTTGTAACACCAACCCAACCCTCTGATGTTACCAGATACTCAGAGGATACAGCACCTGCATTTGCTACACCATATACTAAGGAATCACCTGTGCCATATGCTGCTTCACTGAACTTTGCATCCAGAACACTGGATTTAGGAAGTTGAGATACAGTGAACTGAGCACCAGCAATAGCTGCTCCACTCAGACCCATTGTTGAACCAATAGTGAGTGACTCAGAGCTAGCGATGCTTACAATAACAGCATCACCATAATAAGTTGAACCACTACCTCTAGTTCCAAATCTGATTACATCACCTGCTGCACAACCACCATCAATACCAAATGATGTGCCAGAACCAGTGACAACTCCTGTAGAGTAATTCAGGGAAACTGTACCTGCAGATCCCACATTGTCGTTGTTTCCCCAAAGTGCCATGTCTTGTGCCCTTGTAAAGTTACTTTCTTTCAAATATTTATAAAAAAAGGGGAGAGTACTCCCCTTGATTCACTCTTCTCTTGCATTGATTGATTTTTTGACAACCTCTAGAAGTTGATCATCCATGTCTGTCTTGGTGAGTTTGACTGCTTTTCCTAAAATAATCAAACAAATCTCAATCAATTTTTCACCTAACTCTTCATTCTCAGGAATTTTAGCAACAGCATCACTGATAATTTTTGATGCTAGTGGTAGTAGAAATGATAGCATGATTTTATTTGTGACTGTTTTATATATCACCCATGAATTCTTTAAAGGTCTTTTTCTTACCCTGGCAATGTGCTTTCTGGGAAAAACCTTTTGGATTGTTACAATCTATTGATTTTTTATACTTATCAGACCAACCTTCATTCATCTTCTTAGTCTTTTTCTTCATCATATTAATGAATGCTCTATAGACAGCTGCCTCAGAAGACTTACCCATCTCTCTTGCTCTTTGTTCCATAGCAACTGCTGCCTGGATTTTATGTGCATGAGAGCGACTTGACTTTTTAATCTTTGAAACACTTGCCTTAGCAGTTGCTACATTCTTAAATCCTAAACCATGAATTGTTCCTTTTGGATTCTCATCAGTGTAGAGGTCAGAATGCTTTTTTGAATTAGCAGGTTGACCTTTTTTTCTAGGAATACGAGCATTAGACTCTTCATCTACACTCTTTTTCTCAGGAAGACCCTTATGCTTTGTTGATGCAAAATCTTTTACATCCTTTTTCTTCATAGTTGCAGCAGCCTTTGCAGTCTCAGGAGTAGTAGGTGCCATCTCACCTTTCTGAATAGCACGAACTATTCCAAAAAACTTTTGTTGCTTTTGAGATACTGCTGGCATATCACTTACCCATTAAGGCACCTTTACCATACTGAGAACGAATTGAGTTCTTAACAAAGTCAAGTGCTCTCTTCTTTTTCTCCATCTCTTTTTGCTTATCAACAGGACCAGTCTTCACTCTTGGTTTCTGATCATATCTCACATTACCATCAACACCACCTCTTTCCATTCTCTTATCTTTCAGAGAATCTTCTGTTTCCTCTTCCATTCTCTTACCAGAGCGTGGATCAAGTTCTCTTCCAGTGGAATCAAAAGCACGCTTAGGCAGCATCTTCTTCAATTGCTTTTCATATGCTGCTTTCTTTTCAGCTTCAGCACCACCATAAACTACTTTTTCTTCAATTCCTTTTTCTTTTCTCTTTGCCTTTGCTTTTGCAAGCAATCTTGCCTTAGCATCATCCTGATCTTTTTTTGGAATAGATGTAACAGCACCAACCTTCTGATCTACATCACCAGGAGCATAACCTTCTGAGTGACCCATGGGCAATTTACCCTGCTTCTGCATTTGAATTCTCTGCATGTTCAGCATCTGCTGCTTCTTAGCCATCTGTGCTTTCATGCTCAACTGTCTCTGCTGCTCAGCAGATGGTTTAGAATCTTTTTTTTTATCTTCTTGCTCATCAATATCCATGACTTCAAGAATGATACCACCAATCTCCTCAAATGCTTCTTTCATTGGAGGATTAATTACAACTGTATTTTTAACACCCTTGGGATCAATCTTCTTTGCTACTTCTTTATCAGTCTTAAGTGAATTATCAATTACTTCAACCAATTCAAGTTCATCTCTCCATGAAGAATATCTCTCAGCCATGCCAAGTTTCTGTCTAACAGCAGTCCTTTCAGTACCAGAAAGGTTCTGTGAAGACACATAATCATTGAATGCCTTTGGAAGAGGCACTTGATTCTTTCTTGCTTGATATCTTACTGCCTTTGTGTGCTGTGATACTTTAGCAGCAACTTCAGGGTTCAGTTCTACCTTCTCTGAAATCTCAGACATGACTTCTTACTTTTTCTTATACTTATTTATGAATTCTTTAATAGGATATCCTTTATATGCTTTTCCACCAGGTTGTAGATTGGTCTTTTCTCCCTTTTCAAACCCAGGAGTCATGTCTGCAGCATACTTAAAGTGACCACCAGTACCAATAAGAGTGTTTGGTTTACCTTTCACTCTCTCTTTTTTATCCATTTTTACTTCAGAATACTCTTTGATATCCTTAATCCAGGATTTAAACATCACCTTTTCTTCTGTTACACAAATCAAATAGTTTGTTCCTCTTCTTATTACCTTACCAACCAGTCCAGTATTTAAGTTTTCTACTAATTGATCAATCTTGAAGATAGCACCAGAAACATAGTTCTCTCTTAAGTTTTTCCAATCAAACTTAGGAGCAATCTCCCACAGATTCCAACCCTCTTTGATTTTCATCTTCTTGCGAAGATTATTCATCATTGCTTTTGCTGATTTATCATCAATAATATCAGGAACACCCTTTCTAAATGAGTCAAAATCATTATCTGCTGCTGCCTTTCTCATCTTTGAGGCAGACATTCCCTCTACACCTTCAGCGTCTGGATCTCTTTCTCCAGCAGAAACAGTCTCCACGTCAGAAAAGTCATAGAGTTTTCCATTGTAGTCACCTGAAAGTTTTGTGAACTCTTTGACCCTATCACCACCAACCACAATCTTAACACTAGAATATCCATCTTGGTGTGCCTGCTTAAGAACATCAAAAATAGTCTTTGAGTTGGGATCATTTACAATGCTCTCTGCATGATCAGGGAACATTTGTCTCATAACATCAACTTTTTCATCAGCATCATATGGATTCTTCTTTGCATCCTGTGATCTTGATGGATAAATCTTCAATGATCCCTTGCCTGCTGCCTTTTTTGCAGCATCAAGTAGTTTCTTATGCCCAATTGTTGGAGGATTAAACCTACCAAAAGTTACAGTTAAAGGTCCAAGGTCTTCTTTAGGAGAACCATCTGCCCTCGTAGGAGCAGGCATTCTTCTTGGACTTCCATTGCTAAATGATCCAAATTCCCCACCTTGTTGTGGTGTTTCTTCTGAGGATTTGGGTTCTGATTTTGGTTTGGGTTCATCTTCTTGCTTTGGTTGCTTTTTATCAAAGAAAACTAATCTGCCTTTTTCTGTTTTAGCAACCAGACTACCTTCTTTATCATACCAATTGCCGTGACCATCCCCTGTTAGACCCTTAGTTTGTGCCTGTTGTGACACAGAGGAAGACCTAGCTTCTGATAAAAAACTAAAGAAACTCTTCATTAACTTGCTTTCTTCATAGTTTTATTTATTTGATGCCAAACTAAACACATCTACATCTGTTTCTGGAAGACATCCAGTTTCCTCAGCAAACTTGTTCATATCAGACTTTGATGGATTCTCAAATCTCTTTCTTGCCATATCATGATACTCATCAGACAAGTCAAATCCAATATAATCATGCCCAAGCAATTTAGCAACCAGACCAGTAGTTCCAGAACCACTGTAAGGGTCAAGAACAACACCAGGTTCTTGCATCACAGCATGAATACACCTAGCAGGAAGTTGAATAGGATAGGGAGCAGGGTGAGGATTCTTCATCTCAGGACTAAACTTCCAGACACTTGACCATTCAGCACACTTTCTAGGCAACCTAGGATGCTTGATTCCTTTACACAACCAGTAGATTCTTTCATCAGTTTGGATGAATCTGTAACCAGAAATCTCAGGACCACTACCACGATTCCAAACAATCTCTTCCCTGATGTTCCACTTGGTTTTGGTCAACCATGCCCAAGGAGAGATAGCATCACCTTTATAATACCTCACCTTGTGGTTGTAAAAGAATGAACCACCCTCCTTTGTCTTATCAAAAAGAATATTCAGCAGTTCAATTTGCTGATCTTGGTACTCATCTTCAGGCAGAGTATCATCAAAAGCAGCATATTCAATCTTACGAAACAAACCCCCACCTACACCACACTTGTTGTAGGGAGGGGAAGTTACAGTACAATCAATAGAATTATCTTCAAGACCCTTTGCCAACTCAATACAGTTACCAGTTCTCAGGTCAATCATAGTCATGCGCTTATATGGGAATATTGTAGCAGGTCAGCAGTCACCTGTCAACCTATTGAACTTTGATGAATGGACCAGCAAGATCTGCCTGTGAGATATTCATTTTAGATGATAAGAAGTAAGCATGTGAGACTAATTCTCCAAGTTTTCCTTGCTCACTTGCCTTTTGAAACATCCTGATATACCTTAGATGTCTTAATTTTGCTCTAATTTTTGTTGCAAAATTCTTACCAGATGGATTTCCAGTATCCATGGTTAACATTAACTTGATAAATTCATCAGGTGTGACACTTTTGTTATCAATCTGTGGTCCTACAATATCAATGGGGACATTGTTATTTGATCTTTGCAATACAGTTTTATAATATGTCTGCCAATATTTTATCTGAGTAGGAGTTGCCATTCCATTAAGTGGAATATTAAAATTCAAATCCTCATTTGTGTATTGCTTTACCAATTTTGCCATCTCTGGTCCAGGAATAGAACCATTTCTTGCAGCAGCAGTGACATATTTTCCTTTATTATTGACTGCTCTGTCTCTAGGTTCAGTCACATCAGCAGATTTACTCCCTGCTTTTGTCTCCCAGGTATATCTTTTCTTATATGCACCTGCTTCAAACTCCATTTCAAATCTCAAAGAGTTACCAACAAAGTCCATATCATTTGCTCTTCTACCAGATGTAATTTGGAATCTAGTATTGAGTGGAGTGACAATTGAACCAGATTTTACAGTGAGTCCATCAGGCCCAAGAGCAATATTTGTTGGTGTGATTTTAACACCAACATTTTTTGTCTTCTGCTTGAGAGAAATTGGAATTAAAATTTTATTTTCCAACAAATCAGACATGTACCTGTTCACTGTTCCCACAAAAATAGAGGGATCAAGATCAGAAAACTGCTCCTTTAGATCATCAATAGTTTTTTTGATCTCCCTTTCCTTACTAGACTTTACAATATAGACATCTGCTGTGTCCCAGGAGTCTTTTTTGCCAGAAAATATTTTCTTTTGATCTCTTCCAAAACTATCCCAGATATAATTTAAAACATCTGTTGTGTCATTTCTTGGGATTGATTTTGTTCTACCATCATAGTGCGCATATTTCCATGAGTTATCTTTTGATCCAACTCTATGTCCAAGATAGGAACAGACAGCCTCTGTCCCTGCAAGAATACCTTCCCTCCAGTCCTTAGACATAGAGGGATATTCAGCATCCATTGCCTCAGTCATCTGAGGATCAGCACCTGGAGATAATGTTGCCCCATTTTTGATTGCCTGATAATAAGATGCAATGGATGCAGCCTCAAACTGTGCTGTATCTGCCATTCAATCAGTCCTCCCAGGAATTGACAATCTCCTGAATTTTAGCAAGTTCTGCCTCTGAGAATTTTACACCCTCTTCCATTGA